CCTTCTGTGTGAAACAGGTCTTCAGGGATTGACCGCTCTCTTATGGAGATAAAGCTATCCAGGTTAACTTACGGAGAAATAACCTTCCGGTCCACTTGTGGAGATAGACTATCCAACTCATCAATTATACTGCGGTGAGTAGCAGATACCCCAGTTACTGGACTGGGTAGTCCGTCTTAGTTTACTAGCAAGATCTAGAAGTTCAGGGCCAATGCAATTGGCTCAATCAACGCGACCTCGTACTGGGCATAAAGATACCCAGACAAGACGCTCACGGTAGGACCAGCGTCAACCGCATAGGTCAACACAGCCGGAACGTAGGTGTCTCCCACAGCCGGCCCAACAGTAACAACTCCCACGAGCGTGGTGTAGTTGCTGGAGTTAATATAAGGATACCAGGGCTTATCCAGCCTATCAGTATCTAAACTAGCTACAACAGCTCCTACTCCAGGGTTGTCGCGAGGCTTAGCCAGGAGACACGAACCCTCCCATCCAGCCCAAGATGGACACGACACGAAACCGTGTTGCATCGACATCTGTGCAATGGAAGTGGGGTTTAGATCCGCGTCATCATACTGGTAAGACATAGCGACCGCTCCAGCGGTAGTAGTCGGGCAGGCGGGTACATATACCACCCGCATTGAGATCCACTTGTATTTTGAATAATTGGAGGCTATCCCATTCAACCAGGGCATCGAGAACGGCGCAATGCGTATTACAGCAGAATTGTAAGCGGCGTTGGTGACAACGGACGCTACCATCTCTGTGTTTTGTACAACAATTGCTCCAGTATCATCGGACCTGACCATAGGAATAGACCTACCAATCACTGACCCCGCCGCTGCAGGCGGCATCACGGCTTGGGCTACTGAAAAGCCACCCGTACCCTGAGCTAGCACTGCTTTCCCAACCCGGCGGCGAGGGCGGACTCGACGCCGGGGTCTCAGAGAAATCTTCTCGACCACTGTAAGTGGTCTCGCTCGAGTTGTCTTCGATCTGAGTCTTGGTTTCCTGGCCATTTATTTTGTCAGGTGCTAAGCCCACCCGACGCAAGTAACGATTAATCCGCGGCCAGAACGGATTATCTTTTAATTCACCCCACAGATCAGAATACTGGGGGTTTTGCGACGAAAAGAATTTGACCAAGGTTCTTTGCCAGGATGTCAAGTAACACTTATCCCCAGAGATAAAGTGGGAGCAGAAATTAACGCTCAACAACTCTCCCCTAGGACCAGTGTCACAGGGCATATAATCCTTACACGTGTGGCCCAGAGCCTCATACTTCTCGCG